ATATCCAATGACAAGGCTACGTTGCCATCAATTACTCTTTTGACACGCCAAACTTTTTGCACAAAGTCATCTTCCCTGATTACAGAGTTGACTTTAACTTCCCATTTGGTGTACTTATCAAATTGATTTGAAACTTTTGAAACTGCGTAGTTTATAAATTCTTCGCACCATTTGGCTTTAGCAACTTCTTTGTTATGTTTCTTTTGCAGAAAATTACAATAGTTGTATATGGCGTATGCTTTTTCACAACACTCTTCTGAAGTAAGCGACTTAAGCTCAAAGCTAGTAAGTGATAGTATTTTTTCTACTTCAGAATTTGGCTCTACATGAACAACGTCGGACATGTATGCGTCTAATCTGCCTACAAACTCTTCTAGTTTATCTATTGATAATGGATTCTCGCCATTCATCTTCAGTTCCTGAATAACTTAAAACAATAAGTTCAATATCATTATTCAAAAGCCAGTTAGATTTGTCTCTATCCCTAGCCTTTGATTTTCTGAAACCTTTTCGATCTCCATGAAAATGAGCGACAAACTCAAAATGTTGTCGCCCATGAACTTCTACCGCCAACGAATGAGACGGAATGAAGAAGTCAACGTAAAGCGTAGACTTTCTTGAAGGTTTGTGAGAACCAACAAGCGGCACTTCTTCAAGGATTGTATCATAGGGAAACTGCTCACGGAGTAACTTTCTTGCTAAAATATGCAATTTACTTCGAGGTCTCGTCTGATCCCCTGAAACTACACACTTTGACAGGTTCCAATTTCTTTCACGGCCATCGAAACCCACTGCCTTCAAAACAACATTTCCTTTAATGAATTTTGCAAAGCAGGCCAAAGGTCATTTGCGTCGAGAAAATCTCTGAGCTTTTGTTGGCCTTGAAACTTGACCAGTTTCGTAATTTTTTCTTCATCGTCTTTGTCGATTCCTTCAGCCTCTAAAAGTTTTTTGATTGGTTTTGTATCGTCGATTAAGAAATCGCAGGTATACCAAGCTCCTGCTGCTGAAATTAAATCAAAGTCATTTGCTTGGTCGAATAGTTCTTGTTTGTAATCAATACCTGTTCCATACCGAAGCCATCCAATAGCTTCAGCTCCTACGAATCCTCCAAGGGCAGAGGTGACTACTTTCCAATGCAAAGCTTGTCCAATTTGCCTTCCGTCGCTCTTTTCTTTCCATGCTTGAATCCAAGCAATTTCCAGTATTGTATCTGCCTGATAGCGAACTTTTACGCCGCCATCAGCTACTTTCTTTTTACCCATACCGCCAGTGTTGGCAATAAAGTGTGTAATCATAATAATGATAGCTCTCTGTTTAGGAACTACACTACTCATTTTCTTGCAAAAGTTAGATAATATCTTAGGAACTCCCGGCCTGTAGTCACCTCTCACTTCTTCGTCTAAGTCCTTCTGTGCTATGAAACTAGATATTGAATCAATGATGACTACACAATTAGGATGCGATTTTACGATCTTTTCCACAGCGCCTAAATACTTTTCTGCACTAAGAGTCTCTCCCTCAGATTGAACAACGGTAATCTTACTAGCATCTAAACCATGAACTCCTTCAAAGTTTTTTGTGCTTAGCCTACCTTCTACATTCACATAAAAGATAGGTCTTTCGCCATACTCTTTCTTTTGGCAGGCTGCTGCAAATTGCAAAGCCGTGGTCGTTTTGCCAGACTTTGGATCTCCAATCATTTGAATCCAAGTGCCTTCTCTGAAACCTCCACCAAGAGCATAATCTAACGAAGGGCTAACAGGGATAACTTGCATGTCCTGCAATTCTTCAAAAACGTCAGCCCCGTTTACAAGTATGTTTCCATACTTTTTGGTGATAGTCTTCAATGCTGCATCACTCATTCTCTAAATCCTTAAATCTAGACAGCTTACCTTTTTTTCCAAAGGGTTGTCTTGGTTTTTCTAAAGTGTTATCTCTGTATTCTACTTCTTTTATTTCTCTGCTATCTATTTCATCAAGCTTTATTTGTTCAGCTTTGATTATGGGTTCTAGAAATCTAACCCGAAGAGAGTATATGTTTTTGCCTTTGTAAGAATTCAAGGCATTGATAATAGCTTTATCGCTATATTTTCCGAGTAGATCATAAGCCTTTGTTACTTGGCTTTTGAATTTTTTTTGCCATGTCTCAGTATTCCATAGCGCGTAAGCTGGCCTGCCAACCCTTCGCTTTTCTGCCTCTCTAAGGCAAACCATTTCAGCAATATACTGAGCAGCGTTACACGCTTGTCCCGTCGTCTTGTGCTTGTAGTTTTTGTCCATTCAAAATTCCTTTCTTAGCTATCAAACAGTCAGGAGATTGATACGGGTCTCTCTCCTCAAATCTTTCAGGCACAAGCTCAGGAAGTCTCCATGTTTGGACTTTTAGAGTTTCGCCTTTTAATACGCCAATGCTATAAGTATGAATAACATAGTCGCTAAACATCAAAGCTCCAGCACCCTTACAAAAAAAGTAACCATCATAGTCTGATCCAACTTCTTCTATATGAGTGCGGTTTCTTACTTTTAAATTTGTTATATGAAGATTGTTCTCTTCACAATAAGACTTTAGTCTTACCCAAGCACTAGCGGGTTCGATATTTGGCCTGTCATCGTCTTGATAGATAGTTTCTCCATTGGACAAAGTTGCTATCCAAATTGGATTATTATCTGCGTATCCAACTATATAACCATCAAATTCTTTTGTTAGTTGCATTATTTGATTTTATGAATTGCGCTATGATTTGTATTTTTAGAAAGCCTCTTGCCTCTAGTTGAATCAGACAGCTCAGAAGCAGCAGGTGTCATAACTGTAGAACCACGGTCATTGTGACCCATAAGACTAGATGCATCATCAGACTTAGCTTCAGATGTATGTTTTGGTCTAGGCGAAGTTTTCATATGCTTCTTAACAGAAGCTTCAGATCTATTCAAATCTTTTGCAATTTGAGAAACTTCTTTGTCAGAGTTATTTTCTATGTAGAACTTTTCTACCTTGTTTAGTTTTCCAGTTTTCTTAGACATTAATCATTCCTCTTTTAGCCCAAGTAAATTGATTTCTTTCTTTATTAGTCAAGTAATTCAAATAGAAGTCAAAGGTTTCCTCACTGACTTTTGAAAACTTTGTATGAACAGAACTGATTTTATTCGCATCAATCCCTTCAGGATCAAACAACTCACTTCTATAAACTTTGACATAGTAAAATTTAGATCCATCCCCAGACAAGATATAGGCACAAGCGTGTGCAACCTCTTCAGATAGAACTTCTCCATCTTTGCTATAGAAAGTGTATTCAATATCCTTATCTCTTATGAATTCAGAAATGTCTTCAGTCATCATCAACCCCTTTCAAAGAGATGTAAAATGTTTCTTCTTCTTGCCAAACTTCTTCAACAATTAAATCCTCTGGAGGAGCTTGTAAATACTCTCCATGTATATCAAGCGTCCAACTTTCACCATCACAAAAAGGACATTTGACTATTAGCGAGATTTTCTTATCGCCATCTCTAAGTTTTACAAGATTATATAGGTGTTCTTCACAGTCGGCGCATTGTACCTCAAAATGTTCAATGTCTTCAACTCGTAGCTTATTGTCCTCATTAATGTCCTCAGACATTATTTCTCGCCTTCTTTAATATACTTAGCTTTCTGAGTTTTAGACATTTTATTAATGTCAGCCTTCGTTGCATCTCCAGACTTTTGCCACCAATCTTTAGGTTTATTTTTTTTGAGATTTCCCTTTTCTTGCTGCGCTCTTTTATCTTCAAGCTCATATCGACCCATGTTCTTAGTGTTTGATTCAGCAAGCTGACCAAGAGTCGTTGGCTCACCTTTAACAAAAGCCATAGGAACTTGATTGATTACTATCTTGATATTTGAACTACCGCATTGACAAGGCTCTGGAGTTTTACCAAATCCATGAACTTGCTCAAACTCAGAGCCGCAATCGTTACATAAATAATCGTAGGTAGGCATTAATCGTAAAGCGCGTCTAAAATGCGAGAAATAATCTTGTTTCTAATTATATCATCTTCTGTAAGTTCAGCAATACCAACCCCTTGAATTCCTTCAAGACGTTCTAAAAACTCTTCAAGACCTCCACGGTCTTTATTAGCCAAGTCGGTTTGCTCAATATCTCCATTGATGACAGCTTTTGAATCCCAGCCAATCCTAGTTATGAACATTTTTAATTGTTCAAACGTAGCGTTTTGAGCTTCATCTAATATCATAAAGCAGTTATGAAAGTTTCGCCCTCTCATGTATTCCAAAGGAACAACTTCAATCTTGCCTTCTTCTCTATAAGCTTGAACCCTATTGCTATTTAGTCTGTATTGCATTTCTTCTAATACAGGAACAAGATAAGGGTGTATCTTTTCTTCAAAAGTTCCGGGCAAAAAACCTAGTCCTCTACCTGATTCAATTACAGGTCTAGTAACAATTATCTTCTCAACTCTTTTATCTAATAAATAATCACAAGCTAAACCAACTGCTACTGCTGTTTTACCAGTGCCTGCTGGTCCTGTGCAAAAAGTTACATCATTTTCTGATATGATTCTGATGTACTCTGTTTGATTTTCCGTTTTTGGCTTTAAAGCCTTCCGTCTTGTAGTATATCCTGACTCATTATTCTTTTTTCTAGCCATACTACTTACCTGTAGAACCAAACCCTCCATCGCCCCTGTCTGTTGAGTCTAATTCACGAACTACATGTTGAATAAAATTTGGGGCTTCTTGTATTAACATTTGTGCGATTCTGTCGCCTCTTTCTATATGATACGGATCTTTTGTTGTATTATGCAGGCAAACTTTTACTTCACCTCTATAACCAGAGTCTATAACGCCTGCGTGCCTATGAACTCCTTTGACTCCCATTGAAGATCTATCCCATATCAAAGCTACATGCTCTTTGGGAACAGCTATTGAGATGCCAGTAGAAACAAGCACTGTTGCTCCGGCAGGTATAGAAACACCCTCGGAGGAATACAAATCCCAACCAGCGTCGTTTACATGACCCTTGGTTGGAGCTTTAGCAGAATTGTGTAATAATTTAGTTTCAAAGTATTTGTAACCGTAAGTCACTTTTCTTCCTTCTTTTCATATTTCCAAATCAAATTGGAAAGAGTGCCTCTAGTAATTTTATTACCAGCTTCTATTTCTTTGTTTAGTTGCTCAGCTAGCCACTTAAGCATCTCATTGTCTATTGTGATACTTCTAAGCATTAGAAATCGTCTTCAATATTTCCAACTGCATATTCAGTGACGCGAGTTTCAAAGAAGTTCTTACATTTCTCTAGGTCGATAATTTCACTCAACCAAGGAAATGGATTTTTGGTATCTTCATAGGGACTTGGTAGATTCAAATCTTCTAGCCTGCGATTTGCTATGTACTGCACATAATCAATAAACATGTCAGAGTTCAACCCTAAGATACCATTTGGAAGAACATCTCTTGCATAAGCAAGTTCAAGTTCCATAGCTTTGTCTATATGCTCTAGAGTTTCTTTTTCAAAAGCTTTAGTCCAAACCTTTGGGTTGTCTTCTCTTATTCTGTTTATAAGAGTAGTTCCAAATTTGATATGCAAACTTTCATCACGAAGCGTGTATTGAATTTGTTCTCCAACTCCCGGCAGCTTATTTTGTCTATTAAAAGATAGTAGCATTGCAAAACCAGAAAAGAAAAAGATTCCTTCGCATATGATGTAGTAGGTGATAATGTTTCTTAGAAACTCTCTCTTGCCTTCTAAAGTGTTAATGTTAAAGTCTGGTCTATTAATGTCCGTACATATATTCATTAAGAACTCATCCTTAGACTTGATGCTAGGTATTGAGTTGTATGCTTGGTAGACTTCATCAATTTTGAGACCGAGAGAGTCGCAGCAATAAACAACCGTTAAGTTGTGCAAGCTTTCTTCATAAGCCTGTCTAAGTATATATTGGCGACATTCAGGATCAGTTACATACTTAAAGATGCTAAGTAGCAGGTTGTTTGCTACTAGAGATTCTGAGCCAGCAAAGAATCCTAAAGACCTTTTTACCACTAGCTTCTCGTCATTAGTTAGCAAATCAGAACGCCACTGTTCAATATCTTTAGCCATTGAAATTTCAGTAGGCATCCAGTTATTAGCCGCACCATCAATGAACAAGTCCCATGCCCATTTGTTTGTGTGAGGAAGGATTTGATTGACTACTGCAACTTTGTCCGAAATAATTTCTTTAGTCTTTTTCATTACTGGCAACTTTCACAATCTGGATCATCTAGTGAGCAAGCTTTAACTTGACTTAGGTCTTCTTCAGGTACTTCTTCTTTTACTGTTTGAACTGTAGACTTCTCAAGCCTTGTTGCGGCTTTACTTCTTAAGTAGTACGTTGTTTTCAAACCCTGCTCCCAAGCGTGCATGTACATATCATTGAGATACTTGAGGCTAGTGCCTTTATTGTACAGGTTAAGAGATTCACCCATGTCAATCCACTTTTGTCTTTCAGCTGCTGCATCAAGAAGGACGTTTGGTTCAATATCAAATGCAGTCTTGAACTCTCTTTGCAGCTCTTCGTCCAAATTTATTGACATGACATCACCGTCAGCAGCTTTAAGAGCTTCTACTAAATCTTTTCCCCATATACCTTTCTTCTTTGCGGCCTCTACAAAATATTCGTTGATCATTGTAAACTCACCACTTAAAGTTGAGTATACAAAAAGAGTTGAGTAGTCAGGCTCAATAGATTGAGAGCATCCCTGTATGTAAGAAATCGTTGCAGTAGGAGCAATAGCCATGACATTTGAATTTCTCATCCCATATTCAGCTATATGCTCTCTAACTTTGCTCCAATCCATTCTTTCAAAATCAGAAGGTTTGTAATGATTGTCTTTACCATTCTTTAAGTGTTCTGGATGTCTTTCGTTCATCAATCGACAGTAAGTGTCAATGGGCAAATTACCATAACTCCATTCTGAACCTTCGTAAGATTCGTAATGACCTCTTTCCTTTGCTAATTTAGAAGAAGTTAGGATGGCGTGGTAAGAGATAAATTCTTGTATCTTGCCACAGAGAATTACAGCATCTTGAGAGTTGTAAACAACACCTAGCTTATGTAATAAGCCATGAGTACCCATAATACCTAGACCAACAGGACGGTTTCTTAGGTTAGACTTAGCCGCTTCTTTAGTTGGATAAAAGTTAAGGTCGATAACATTGTCCAAACCTCTGATAGCTACCTCTACTGTTTTCTGTAGCTTCTTCCAGTCAATAGTGCGAACCTTAATATGGTTCTCAAGATTAATAGAAGCAAGATTGCAAACAGCAGTCTCTCCTACTTCGACAACTTCACCATCTTCATACACTGTTGGTTTAGTATGAAGTAGTATTTCTGTGCATAGATTAGAGGAATGGACTACACCTTCGTGTTTATTACTGTAACGAATGTTAGAAGGGTCTTTGAAAGTAATCCATGGATGCCCTGTCTCATACAAAGATTTGAGCATCTTCTTCCATAAATCTTTGGCGTTTATAACACGGAAGTTTTTGATACCTCCCTCTTTTGCCATCTTCTTGTATTTGTTATAAACCCTTGTAAACTTTTTGCCGTATGTTTCATGTAGGTCAGGACATTCAGAAGGATCAAATAAGTACCAATCTCTACCCTTCTGAGCTGCCAACATGAACTCATCACAAATCCATAAGGCGGTATTCATATCATGACAACGACGACGATCATCACCTGTATTTTTTCTTAGGTCTAAAAAGTCTTCAACATCAAGATGCCATACTTCTAAATAAGCACAACCAGCACCTTTGCGTTTGCCGCCTTGATTCACGCCTACAAGCGTATCATTGAATATCTTCAACCAAGGGATTAATCCAGAAGACTGGCCATTTGTACCTTTGATATAAGAACCAGTAGAACGAACAGAACTCCAGTCTACCCCAAGACCTCCAGCATACTTTGATAGTCTGGCTTGACCATGAATCGTGCCAAAAATACCATCAATGGAGTCATCGACTGTACTTAGATAACAAGAAGATAATTGTGAGTGACAAGTTCCGCTATTAAAAAGAGTCGGAGTAGACGGTGAGTATCTAAACTCAGACATCATATTGTAAATTTCTATAGCTTTTTCTTCTTTATTCTCTTCGTTCAAACAAAGACCCATTGCGACACGCATATAGAAAGCTTGAGGAGTTTCCATCCTACGACCTTCTTTATGAATAAAATAACGATCATATAAGGTCTGGATGCCAAGATACTTGAAATTCTTGTCTCTGTCTAAGATTAGATTTTTACTAAGCAAATCGAGATCATAAGAAAGAATCTCTTCACTTAATCTATCTTCTTTTACGAGCGTCTTTATATTTTTTATAAAGGACGATCTGTACTCTTCTTCAAAGTCACCGTTTACACTCTTACCAAAAACTTCTTTGTAAAGACTAGACAGCAAAAGATTTGTTGCAACGTAAGTATAATTTGGCTCTTGTTCTATTTTAGATCGAGCCGACATGATTAAAGCAGTATCTATTTCAGATGTAGTTATCTTGTTGTATAACTGTAGACTTGCGTCTAATACTACTTCGCTGACATTGACATCTAATAACCCTTCGCAGGCTCTTTCAACACACTTGTTGATTTTATCAAGATTAATTTGTTCCAGTCTTCCATTGCGTTTCTTAACTTTGATGTCTGAAGTCATTTGTAATCCGAGAAGTTCTTATATTAAAAAAAGCCCACTGAATGGACTGCTGAAAAAATAGAGCGACACCTGTTATACTAAGTGATTTGTTAGAGTAAAAATAAACACGATAAAACTACTCACTTAGTGCAACATAGGCTTGTTGAGTATGTGTCGCTCTAGCTCTCTTTTGCAAGAAGCTCTTTATAACCCAACAGGTTATTATACACTTAGCGAGGCGATGCCTACTTTTCTTTTATTTAGACCTATAAGATTGTTTGAGTAAGACCTACTTGGGGTAAGCCGTGTCTTTGGAATTATACTTCCTCAAACGCAATCGACGGCTTTCTTTTAGGCGTTTTTTGTCTTTTTTGCTTTTATTTCTTACGGTTTTTCCCATCTCTGTACTCTGGATGAACCCAAGTGATGGAATTATTGTAAGAATAAGCAATCATCT